CAGCAGAAGGACAGACAGGTGGGGCCGGATGGAGCCGCTACCCCTCCCCATGCTCCAGCCGCTCCAGCAGGGCCTCCAAATTGCGCACGGTGTCCTCGTTTAAATAGTGCTCCACCTGCTCCACCAGCTCCAGCTCGTCCGTGGAGCCGTTGAGCATACAGAAAAAGCGGTGGAGCACCTCGTGCCGGTGGAGCAGCCAGCGCCCCACCGACCACCCCTTCTCCGTGGGCTGGATCAGGCCGTACTTTTCAAAGGCCACCAGCCCCAGCGTGCGGAGCTGATACACCATCTTGGAGGCCGAGGAGGGACGCACGTTGAGCCCCTCCGCCAGCAGGCCGATGCGCGCACAGCCGTCCGCCTCCGCCTGGCGGCAGATCATCTCCAAATAATCCTCCATCGCCCCCGTAAGGGCGTGTTGACTGCGCATCTGATAGCCCTTCTGGGTGTAAAAATCCGGTTTTCCCTCCTGGGACATGCACACACGCCTCCCGTCCTCCGGCACCCTTTCGGGGCCGCGGCAATAGGATAGAGCACGGAAACAAAGTTTCCTCAAGCTAATGTATGTAAGGAGACCGGCGATATGAATCCATCTTCTTTGAACAGCCTCCGCGTGGGCCAGAGCGCCCGCGTCAGCCATATTGAGGCCGAGCCCGCCATGCGCCGCCGCCTGCTGGACATCGGCCTGATCCCCGGCACCCGGGTGACCTGTACGGCAGTGAGTCCCGCCGGCGATCCGGCGGCCTACCTGATCCGCGGCGCCGTCATCGCCCTGCGGGGCCGTGACGCCGGGGGCGTGTACCTGGGGGACGCCCTATGGGACTGACCAGCACCTCCACCGGCGCCGGGGCGGCGGACACCGCCCTGGTGCTCCGGCGTGAGCGGCCCGATGACCGCATCGTGGCCCTGGCGGGCAATCCCAACGTGGGCAAGTCCACCGTGTTCAACGCCCTTACCGGCCTGCGCCAGCACACCGGCAACTGGCCGGGCAAGACAGTGACCAGCGCCCAGGGCCGCTGTGAGCGGGGCGGCCGGGGCTATGTGCTGGTGGACCTCCCCGGCACCTACTCCCTCATGGCCCACTCCGCCGAGGAGGAGGTGGCCAGGGACTTCCTTTGCTTCGGCGGCGCGGACGGGGCGGTGGTGGTGTGCGACGCCACCTGCCTGGAGCGCAACCTGAATCTGGTACTCCAGCCGCTGGACCTGATGATCCACCAAAGGGAGTACGGCGTCAGCCACTACCTGCGGCAGATGGACAACTTCACCATCTTCGCCTCCAGCAAGCGGAAATTGCGGAAGCTGATCCGGGATATTCAGGCGTGGCTGGCCGACGTGGGACTAAAGCTGAAAGACAACTGGCAGGTCTTTCGGATCGGCTTTACCCCAAGGGTGGAGAAGGCCAGAGAGCAGCTGCCCGAGGCCAAACAGCGCCGAAGACGGCCGAGGATTCCGTCGGCGCTGGGCTACCGGTTCGGGCACGGTTACACCATCCTCCGAAAGCACAACCTGTTTCGGCTCAAGCAGTCGCTGCATTTATATTACTACCGAAGGGATCGAAACCGGGTCATCTCGTTTAAGCGGGCCTCCGGCCTGATCTCACGGCTTGGGCAGCTCCGAAAGTGCGATTGTCAACGGATTTTGGAGCGGTATTACCAGCCGAAGACCATGTTCGATCTTAAGAAAGTCGTCCGAAAAGAGTGCAGACGGCTTCAGAAATTATATCCGCCCTACCAGGCGGCGTGAAAGGAGCGGCACCATGAAAGTACAAGGGATGGTTGACCCCGGCAGTTTTACCGTGGAGCGCATTCCCGGAAGCGGAAGAAGCCTTGTACGGCTTTTCCAGAACGTGACGCCTGTCCAGACCGAGGACTTCACCGGATATGAGTACGACGAGTACCATGTGGAGGTGGAGACCTGGGACGGCATCGCGGCAAACGTGCGGGAGAACTACGAGACGTTCCTGAGAAAGGGAGTAGACAACGAGATCGACCGCAGCAATCGGGCACTGTATTCCGCACAAGTGGATACGGATGCCATGAACGTGGACCAGGAATTCCGTCTGACTCTGCTGGAGCTGGGTCTGACGGAGCTGGATATTTAAGAAAGGGGAAAACTACTATGTTGTACCGAACTTTGAAGCGCATGATCGAGAGAGGCCAGACGGCGGGTATCGAGACGAAGCTCGATATTTTCTATGCCGCCGACAAAATCAGCGAGAGCGAGTATCAGGAACTGCTCGGGATGCTGAGTCCCAAAGCCTAAGCTTTCCAAATTTGCCTGCTTTGAAGGAGGTTGGATGATGGCGGAAGAAAAGAAACCCACCTTTGTCGAGGTGGGTGATCGGTTAACATGATCAGCTATATCGAGTACCTGAACATACCTATCGCTTTAGGTCTGGCTATTATCGGCGTTTTTTTGATCATGCAGATCGTTGGCGAAATTTTGGAGTTTAAGGGGAAAGTCGTTCCCGAGTTCATTAAGATCAGGAAATATTTTGCTCGGAAGAAGCAGGAACGGCAGACCATGCGAGAAATGTCCGCGACGATTCACGATGTGGAGACCGTGTTGAACAGCGTGGAATCCCATTACAGCGAAGATAATATCGCCAAGCGTGACGCCTGGATGAAATGGGTAAATGATAGAGCAGTGGTGTATGATCAGTCCATTGAGGTTCTGAAAGAAGAAATGGATAAGAACACCGAAATCACCATGTCTCTCTACATTGAAAGCAAGCGCAGTTCGATCATAAGTTTTGCCTCGTACTGCGTTTGCCCCGATAATCCTGTGACCAGGGAGCAGTTTAAGCGAGTCTTTCGGATCTATGCGGAATATGAGGAGATCATCAAAGACAACGATCTTCAAAATGGAGAAGTAGACATCGCTATTCGCATCATTCGAGAAGCGTACGAAAACCACTTGAGAAACGGGTCATTTGTCGAGGATGTGCGTGGATACTGATGCGAGTGGATCTGGCCTCTGCTCCTGTATCTAAAGCGGCAGAACGGTGTAAAAAGAGGTGTAGGAGAGTCGATTATTCCTCGATTACTCCTACACCTTGACCGTTTTTGCCTTGGGGTTACGGGATAATTGGTTTTTAACATAGAAACTAACTACACTTTTACCTGCTTCTAAGTGCTGTTAACTGCTGTAATGCCAATGGTTTTTAGAACAGATAAGAGTAGTTAAAAGTGGGTAAGTGTAGGTAATTCGTATATTATTTCTGTACCATTCATACAACCATATTCCTACACTTCTTGATGTGGTTGATTTTATTTCTACACCTATACTCCTACACTGAAAGCGAGCTTGGCAAGGTCTATTTTATTTTCTCAATCTCCTCTCGAAGCCAAGTAAATTCGCGGCGCGTGTAGACCTTTTCTGTGATGTCGGAGATCTTGTGACCTACCATATATTTGATGGCATACTCATCCACCCCATAGCGTTTTGCCATGGTCACAAAGTGGGTGCGACCATCGTGAGGACGGTGCTCGGGGTTTAGTTTCAATTCATCACGGATACGCTCGAAGGCTTTCTGATACCGAGCATAGGTCAACTCAAAGTTCTTCTTGTTTCGGTTGTTGGGGTCTGCCCAGTTAAGCAGATACGGGCTTCCGATTGCTTCTGCTTCTCGATATTTTTTGAGTACCAGGTCCTGAATACGGGAATGAATGGGGACAACACGATTCTCACCGGCATCCGTCTTCATGCCGCCTTGAAATGTCCAGCTCTCTAAATCCACATCCTTTAGTTCCAGTAGTCCCAGTTCCTGAGGGCGCCAGCCGGAGTAGCACTGGATAAGCAGGATGTCGATACCATGTTTCTCATCGATATTATTCCAGAGCAATTCCATTTCATCATCTGTAAAAGCGATATGCCCCTTCTTTACTTTCTGGATCTCTTTGACGGTTTCTTCCGTGAGGTTGAAGGTTCTGGAATAGTTTCGATCCACTAACTCATATTCCAACGCATAGTCCAGCATCATGTTAAACATGGATTTGATTTGGTTCTTCATGGTGGCTGTTGGATGCTGCTCTCTGCCTCGAACAGTGGCCACGCCCTCTTCCATGCAGCCTTTTACATGACGGGCTCGAATGTCCATAACTCGCATCTTGTAAACTGCCGAACAGTAAGGCCAGGCACTGGTCACCGCCTTTGTACTCTTGACGGTCTTTTCGTATTCTGGAAGCCACTTGTCATAGAGCTCCTGCATGGTGATGGCTGTTCCAAGGTCATATGGATTCTTGTTATATTCCACCAGAGCGGCATAGGCATCGTTATAGGTGGCGAAGTATGATTCCGGCTTGAGCGGTTTGCAAATGGGTCTGCCATTAGAAGTTTTCCCCACAGTTACCATGGCTCGGAATGGATTTCTCAAATTACGATTTTTGATCTCACTGATCTGACCAAAGCCATTCGGCAATCGCCGTCGCTTGTTGGATTTGCGAGGTCTTTTTATTTTTTCAGAAGGTTTCAGAGGATATCCGCAATGAGGACAGGCATTTGCCTTATCGCTCACTGGCAATTCGCACTCTGGGCATTGGGTCAGCATAGGTCATCCCTCTTTTTCAAGGCTTTAATTTCTCGGCGTTCGATTTTGTCAACGATACGGCCGCCTACCGCATGGAGTAGAAAAACGCTGCCCGCAAATAGTAGCGCACCCCAGGCTCGCTGATTTTTGTTGTACTCTTTTACGCCGCCCTGCATAGTATAGACTTCATGCAAATGCTTGGCTGGGTTCACGTGTTTCTTCATTGGGTGTCTCCTTTCGCAAGATTTACAGTGGGTTTTATGGAGGTGTTCTATATGAAATACATGACGAATGCACAAATCGACGAGCTTAATTTGCTTTTGGATAAGCATGGGGCGGCTTTGACAGCATTTTATAACGAAGGAATGAGACAAGGCGCCAAAAATGTGATTCATGGTATGATGATTGGCGCGGCGATTATTGCTGGCGTTCAGATCACAAGGGCAATCATCAGAGCACACAAGCAAAAGAACTAAATAGGAATTGGGGTCGCTTAATCAGCGGCTCCTTTTCTTTTTGCCCCTTGCGCCGCCCGCTCTAATCATATATGATAAGTGTACGAATTGTCAAGCATATTCCTACACAATATTTTTGATTAAGATTTGAGGGCTGGATATGGTGATGAACGAGTGCTCCGCCTGTCCCCGGTGCGGCGGACGGTTGAAATACTACGACAGCGTGCCCAGACTGGTACGGACGAAAGGGCGGCAAACCTCCAGAGTTCCCATGCGCCGCCTGCGGTGCTCCGGCTGCGGGGCAATCCACCGGGAACTGGGCGGTCTGTTCTTCCCCTACAAGCAGTACGAGGCCGAAGTGATATTCGGCGTACTGGAGGGGCTTATCACCTGCGAGACACTGGGGTTCGAGGATTACCCCTGCGAGATGACCATGCTCCGGTGGCTTTCGCAGAAAGCACAGCTCCTATTATGGAGAAATCCATAAGCGAAAGGAGTAAATGAGCATGAAACTGACACCTGTGGACCAGATACCGAAGATGAACGGCTATCACAAGCTGCAAGAGCTGATCGAGGAGTTTACGAACGGCGACGCTAAAATCGTAAAGGTGGAATTTAGCGAGACCGATTATAAATCCCCGGCGGTCTGCCGGTCTTGTCTGGCCGCGGCCATCAAGCGGTCGAAGCGTCCGGTCAAGGTATGGCGTCGTGGAAATGAGATATTCCTGAGCAGGGATGTTTGACAAAGGATCGAGCCACCGTAACAGGCGGCTCTTTTCTTTTTCGGACGCAGGAATTGCACAGCCCTTTATGGAGGTGATTTCAATGGACAAAATCAAAGCACTCAACACCAAAGTCATGGCAAAAGACTTCGGACGGGTAGGCTTGGGCACACTGGCCATTGTAGCCGGAGCATTTCTGTGGGGCAAGTTTTTGTACGGCAGAGGTGTGCGCGGCTGCCAACGCTGGATGTGCGAGACGTTTCCGGACGAATACGAAAGCATGACGGAAAAGGTCGCTGATATGCTGGAACAGGACCATTGAGCAGGCCAAAACAGATTGAGACGCTCTCGCGGCGGCTCTTTCTTTTGTCTCCGGCGGTTATATTTCTAATTTAGATTAGCCCGGTTTAACCTAAGTTAGAAAACGGGCCCCGCAGATTTTGCAATTCCTATTATGGAAAGGAAACGGATAGATGCTGGTGGAAATCCAGCGGTGAGACACGAAGGCGTGCCGCCAAGTAATAACTTAATCAAAGATGGCACCCACCGGGCAACGGTTTTCGTTGGGCCGACCCTGAAGTCGTTTCCTTTTCTTTTTTTTTCGCGCCGATTCAACAGGGGCCTTTATGGAGGTGAAGGTTATGAACACCAGGAAAATTCTTAGCGCGATCGGAACATTCGCGGTTGTGGGCGCGGTATCCACGGCAGGCGCGGCACTATGGACGAAGGTTCTGAACAGGAAGTTTCAAATGGTACAGCTCAAACTGACACACCCGAAGTCAGACAAAATCATATTCGTCGACTTCAAGAAGGCAAAGAGGGGCCGCTGACGCAGCGGCTCTTCTTTTTTTTCATCCGCACAAAAGGCCGTCTCCTTTATGGAGACAAAACTTTTTAGGAGGTAATCAAGGATGAACAAGCAGAAATGGACAGAGAAGCCGGTCACCTGGGGCGGATATCTCAAACTCAGCGGCATTGTGACAGTCATCGGCGCGATTTTCAGCGCGGTGTATATCATTGCCATGTTTGAGCCGGCCTGGTGGATCGGGATTCGGAAGACGGTTGGAAAGACGTTCAACCATTGGGCCCGGAAAAGGAATCGTTTCTAAAGGGCGGGGGGCGGCGCAGCAGCGGGGCGCGCCCCTTTTTTTTTTTTTT